GTCATCATTTTTTGCGCTTGCACAAATGCTTCAATCAGTGTTTGTTTTGAGTTCATTCAGTAGCTTCCTTATTTCGTTTTGGATGTAATCATATCTTTCGACTGAATTACGCGGGTGATCGCAGTTACGGAGGTTATCCATAAGCTGAGATGCGGGGAGCGGGACTAGCTCATCGTCTAGCCCTAGCTGATCTTCAAACATGTCTGACTTGACGCGACCCATTATAGGATCTCCGTCAGGCAACCAACCTGTCTGCCGTTGTGATAGAAAAAGTATTGGCGAGCGGGGTTAGAGTTAATGACGTCAGCGCGTTCTAGGGCAGCGCCAATATCGGACTCTTTGCCGTTGTGCTGATGTTGCATGGTTGAAAGCGCGTCGTTGTTACGCATGTATTCCACGACAAATTGCATTTCTTCGCGGTTTTCTGCGATGAGACCCTGAGGCCAGCCGTGAAACCCGCCATGCTCGTCTTGTCCGTACCAGTGAACCTGAAACTCTCGGTCAAAGTCCCGAATCTTGTCGCCGCTGCAATACTCGCAGAAAGGCATCATCCGGCCCATGTCATCCTCAGCATAGGTGCAGACCTCGTGGCAAACACCACACATATCTGCATCTAGCGAGTGAGGGTTATGAAAGTGATAATCTTGACGTTCCATGTTAGTCCCCTCCTAAGCCGCTTACGCGGCTTCTCCACAGGTTTTTAAGCAGATGGCAAGAATATCGCTAGCCAGTTCATCGCTGTCGCATTCGTAGATTCTTCGGTCACAGTTGACGTGTAGCATCTCTGCGTTGCGGTCAAGGTAAGCAAGAACCTCTCCCTCGTTTGACTTGATGATGCCGTTTTCCAAGATGTAAAAGTTGATTGTTAGCATGTCCGTTCCTCGTTGTTGATGGAATCATTATAAACCTTGAGTGTAGTAAAACAAGTGACAAAATAAACTTTTTTTGTAAATAAATTCCTTGCACACTTTTGGTATAGGCCGTATGGTAGGTGGGATGGAAACAGAAGCATTTAAGAAAGTAGTTCAGATCGTCGGTTCAAAGGCCGAGATAGCCAGACAATGTGGGGTAACAGACCAACACATCCAGAAGTGGAAAAGCAAAGTTCCTGCTGTCCATGTGGTAAAATTGGAAAAGTTAACGGAAGGAATTGTTCGGCGCGAAGATCTACGGCCAGATGTGTTTTACGATTAGCGGTCAGCCCCTTACCTATCCCCTCTCCCCCGTTGTTGTGGGGGGCTGGCCCTTTTTTTACGGTTTGTCCTGCACCGAAAGCAGCAGAGGCCCGACAGGGTGCCGGTGGTTAGCCGGTTGGACGCAATGACCAAAGACAATTTGACAGAAGCTGGGCGCATTAGTGGGAGCGCCAAACTGAACACTCGTTAATGGTGACAAAACTCTCCCCCTCTATTTTTAGATAGACAGGGGAGTGGGTCAGGTATGAGTCAGCCTCCATATACCGGAAAATGATTGAGTGAAAATACAGCCTGTTGATAGGGATATCCTAGTGGGTCACCTAACCCCACTAAATGACACGACGTGGGAGCAACAAAATGGATGACATGGATAATATTCTAAGTTTACTTAGTGAGCGTATATATGAGTGGGAGGGAGCAAGCAGGGAAGCGATTGAAGCGGAAACAACTTTTAAGTCTTACGAAGCGGCTGTCCAGAAAGCGCACATGGATTCTGGGTCAAGTGCTGCTAAAGCGCAAATTGAAACAAGATCAAGCAAGCGGTGGGCCGAGTACTACGGGGAAGTCCAGCGGACCAACCTAGAAGCCGAAAAGGTGAAGAAGCTGATATCACTAACACAACTGATGTTTGACGCAGAGCGCACGAAACAAGCCAATCAGCGGAGGATTGTGTGATGTTACAGGGCAGTGATGAATGGCACTTATCTAGAATAGGCAACCTGACCGCCAGCAGATGTCATGACGCGGTCGCTAGAACGAAAAGTGGTTATAGCGCATCGCGTTACAAACTGATGGATGAGCTTGTAAACGAAAGGCTAACAGGCGAGCGCAGGGTGATAACGCAAAGCGCAGCGATGCAATGGGGCGTAGAAACTGAGCCTTTGGCGCGGCAAGCCTACGAGCAGATTCTGGGTGTCGATGTTTACGAAACTGGTAGTGTTCCGCACCCACTGATCGAAGAATCAAGTGCAAGCCCTGACGGCTTGGTTAATGAAGACGGGCTGATAGAAATTAAATGCCCGAACACGACAACGATGGTCGATACGGTAATCAAGGGAAAGATACCTGCTGCCTACCAAACGCAGATGATGTGGCAACTTGCCTGCACTCAGCGTGATTGGTGCGACTTCGTAATGTTTGACCCAAGACTGCCGGAAGGGCGCAACATCTGGATACAGACATTTGAGCCTTCACGGGAAGAAATAGAACTTCTTGAGTTGGCGGTAATAGAGTTCTTGCAGGAAACCCGCAACAGGGTACGCAGCTATCAGGAGTGCATCGACGCAAACTTCCAAGCCCACAGATGAAGCGAAAGAAAACAGCCAGTTCAACTCTAAGATCTAAAGCGTTGAAAACGCTGCAAAAACTTGCAAGAATCGCGGCAGCAGACGACAACGGATATGCGCTTTGCGTTTCATGCGGTAAGGCGCAGCACTACAAAGAGATGGATGGCGGTCATTTTATACCGAAAGGATCTTCCAGCCGATGGGCGCTGGAGGAGCAGAACGTGCATCCGCAGTGCAAGGGGTGCAACGGTTTTGGAATGAAGCATGGCAGCGCGGAAGCGCAGTACACGATCTGGATGCTGGATTGGTACGGTAAAGAAGCTGTCGAATATATGCTAGCGACGAAGAAAGACCCCGTAAAGTTCTATACGGCAGACTACCGCGAGATGATTGCTGACTGGGAAGAACAGATCAAAGCACACGAGCGTCGCGTGGGTGAGCGCAGATGAGATCGCCACGGGCTGTTGCTGCTGACATGGTGAAGGCTATGGACGCAGCAGCCAAACAGGTCTGGGACGCAGAGCCAAAAAAAGAATCGGATGAAGGATTGAAGCGGCAGGTGTTTGCTCACGTCTGCAATTCTTACACGAGACGAGGCGAATATGGCAAGACCAAAGCTACCGACTGATCCAGAGGTTTTTGCAGTAGAGTTTGAGGCATTGGGCGCGACTAATGTGGCGGCCAAGTACAACGTCTCGGTCAGAAACGTGTTTGCCAAGCGCAAGCGGGTCGAGGGTATGTTGGGCAGGACTTTGAACGTCCCTGCGCACCTATCGAAGACCAACGGGCCTAGAAAGGCAGTTCGTCAGACGATGACTATCAAGAAAGACAAAACCTTCTTGATTGGCTCAGACTGTCACTACGAGGCTAACACCGTAACCACTGCTCACCTTGCCTTCGTTGAACTAGCCAAGCAACTTCAGCCAGATGTCATCGTCTTGAATGGCGACTTGATGGATGGGGCCAGTATCAGCCGCCATGCCCCATTGGGGTGGGAGGAAAAGCCAACGGTAGAGCAAGAGCTAAACACCGTGACGCAGAGGCTTTCAGAGATCGAGAAGGCTGCGCCCAACGCAGAGCGGTTTTGGACGATGGGGAATCACGATCAGCGCTTTGATATATCTTTGGCGCAGAATGCGGCGATGTTTCAGGGGGTCCAAGGGTTCAGCCTCAAAGACCATTTTCCTAGCTGGACTTTCTGTATGTCCCTATGGGTGGAGGGCGCGGAGAAGCCGATCATGATAAAGCATCGATTCAATGGCGGAATCCACGCAGGGTATAACAACGCCCTAAAATCTGGCGTTCACATGGTGACTGGGCACACTCATCAAATGGAGTGCAAGAGTTGGTCTGATTACAACTCTCACCGATATGGCGTTCAGTGTGGGACAATGGCAGACCCCCACCAGCCTTCATTTGATTACGCAGAGGATGGCCCGAAGAACTGGGTGTCGGGCTTTGTGGTTTTAGCTGTTCGTGATAACTTCCTGCTAACCCCAGAGTTTGTAAAAGTTCACAAGCCAGCCGAATATGAATGGCGTGGCGAGATCCACAAAGTAGAATACGAATGATGCGCGACATAGAAGCCACCGAGTACATCATCGCCAACCAACTAAATTATTTGAGTGGGCGAGTGGTTCACCTGATTACGGAATACGGGGCCACGAAAGACATCCAACTACTTGAGGAAGCCTGCCGTGATTTGGCGACCTTGGTTCAGCGGGAACGCTTCATAGAGGAGAGGTTTGGTGCCGACAGTTCTGATTGAGGATCTACCCAGCAACTGTCAGGTGACAGTCATCGTCTCAGATATCTACGAGGAGGAGCCAGACCCTAACCCTCCAGCGGAGATGCCAGAGGATCGGGAGCGGGAGAATATCTGGCTGGTTAGCAAGAAGGCCGCAGATTAAGATAGTCCTTGTGGATACCATCGCATACGCGTTCTATATACTGCTGTTCCTCCATAACTTCGTTCTCGTAGTCGTTTTGACCGGCAGCAAAGAAACCGACAATCAAGATCAGGGCCAGTGGATAGCGTAGTTTCATGCGCTTGCCTCCGATGCTTCTTTGCCGTTAGCGATACACGCGGCTATCGTTTTTTCTGCCAAATCTGCAGGCGCTAAGTCATAGGCCATCTGGCTAAAGAAAGTCAGGCCAGCAAAAATGACTTCTGCTGGGTTTTCGTCGTAAACCATGCCGGTGATAGCAAGTAACGCCTGACGGTATTCACTCATTCTTTGTTCATCCATTACTTTCCCTTCGACCGCTTACGCGGCCTCCTGTGGGTTAAATTGATCGACGAAAAGATTTAATGGGCCACCCCACTCCAACTCAAAATCTGCGCTGTCCCAAGATTGACGCTTGTAAGCGTAAACCCACCAAACCGAATGGCGTTTTTCTAGGTCGTAGTGGTATTCGGTATCGCCATGCGCTGCGTGCCCAGAGGTTAGTTCTGCTCGCTCGTTAGCCCAAAGGAAACAAGGTAGGAGCGGGCGTTCAGCTACACGCATAAAGTCCAGCGTGTTGCGAAAGTAGAGGGCAGCACCCTCGAAGTATCCATCGTGGTGGATGTAGAAGGTTGCAGTGCTGAAGCCGCTTTTGATTTGGTATGTAGCTCGGGTAGACATTACACGGCCTCCCTTTTGATGGCGATTTCTAGGATTATGACTAGAAGCTCTGCCTTGCGGACTTGACGAACCTGCTCGCTGACCTTGTCCATAGGGTAGTCGCTAGGCATGTTC